CTGAGCCTGAGCCTGAGCCTGAGCCTGAGCCTGAGCCTGAGCCTCCATTATCACACCCGCAACAAGCCCCTTCAGCATCATCTCCAAGACACAAATCAACTAACGTACTATTTCTATAATCCCAAACTAAGTAAAGGTTCTCCCCTGTAGTTGGCATATTGAAGTTTGCTTGGTAGTATGTATTACCCAAGGTTGGCCCTTGTATAGGGTTGGCAACAGAGGCTGCGTTAATTAAAGCCACGATATCTGCCGTGTTGTTTCCATATACCGTGTCTGTTCTTAGGTATCTAAACTTATCAGCGTTTATATCAAAATCAAAATCGTCAGTACCTATCTTATTACTCTGCATAGAAACAACTGCTCCATTTGCAGGTATAGTTCCGCCACCCTGAGGTCCTGTTACTATATTGTATTGAGAGACAATAGGGCTAAGTCCTGAATCGAATTCAACCTGCTCACTATGTAGAGGAGATACAAATCCGTTATCAGTCCATCTGTAGTCGTTATGTATAAACTGTCCCGCTTCATTGTCACTTGTAAGACATACCAATACTATATTAATCGTTTCCGCCAATGGGCAGTTAACTGTTAATGTTAGGGTACAACTTCCTGTAGTAGTTATATTTATATCTGTCTCTTCAACAAGTATCTTGTCTTTATCAAAAACAAGCTTACCACCTGTTGAAACATTACCTGTGGTATAGTCAGTTGAATCGTATTCTGCGGTTATGTTAAAAGTTCCTGAAACCGAAACCACTTCATACTCAATCTCAACATCACCAACTAACTCACCTAAGTTATAGCATAAGTTATATGGCTCTGCGGTAGTTATGTTTATTGTATTTGTTATTCCACATTCTGAACACGGTATGTCTTGAGGTATAATCTGATTGTTTGAGGTTAATACAAACTCATTCATATAAGGGTCAAACCCTCCTAACTTCTGAGTATTGAATGATGTATTAAATAAATCTCTAAACCAAGTTCTCATCCCTAAGGTTGATATAACCTGTAGTGAATCATTGTTAGGTCCTGACCCTGATAACTGAAGCACTACGCCCCTCTTAGCATCTGTAAAATATTTATCAGGTCCATACTGAGCAAAGCTTTCCGGGTTGTGTGATATACCAAACTCCTCTATCCTTGCTATCTGAGTTCCTAAAACCTCAGGGGTTGATACTACCGCATTACCTGCCCCTGCATCAGACAATAGGTTTTTACCTGCCAATACATAAGATATCTTATCCTCTTGAAGAGCAAGTATATCTGTCTCTCTTGCAAAAAGTTTCATAACAGGACCAAAAGAAAGTTCTAAGTTTTTGAAATTAGAAAGTCCTGTGTTAAACTCGTTTAATCTATTTACGTTAGACTCTGCGCTATATACACCACTATATGTTAGGTCACTTAATCTTCTCTCTGCACGATATAACTTAGATTGTGTTGATGTCGCACGGTTACCTAATACAAGTGGCTTACCAACTAATGAATCATTAATCTTAAAGCTTTCAACTCCATTACCAAAAGCAAAGCAGTTAAAGAAATCAGTTCTAACTATAGCGGGTTGACCCGTGCCAAAATCTTGGCTTTGCGTATTACCAAGGTGCTCTCCATTTGGACCTATGCCAAAAGATAAAGAACCTTCATACCATAAATCAGGAGCAGAATCTTCGGGGTCTGACTCAAAAACTACAACTGATGCGGTTCTAATAACCTCAATCTCTACTTTTAATGTAGTCTTCTTCTTTCTACCACTATAACCCTCACTACTTTTTACACTAAAGTAATATCTATTTCCTACCTGTCTAAATGTAGATGATACGTTACCAACTCCACAATTTTCAAATGTACCGTCAATAGGATTAAATCCCGGTCCGGTAACTCCTGTCCCTTGATTTATTGATTGAGCCTCTAAAGAAGATGCAATGTTGTCACCTACAAACCAATCTTTAAACTCAGGATACTCTTGAGATGCAGTAAATTTAGCATCAACAGACCAATGTTTTGGAGGTACGTTTCCAAGAAAAGAATCTTGGTTACCCCTTCTGTTGTTACTTATTTTTATATTTATTCTGCTTCCCGCAGGTATTGTATAATTAATATAAGAACCCGGAGTATTAGGGTCTTCTGTGTCTACCGGATAGTTTACATATCTACATCCGCCTCCATCACTTGACTTTTCTCCGTATGCAACTACAGGTAAATCACCAACCTCTGTACTAAAGTTGTTAGCACGAAGCTTCATATATGTTCCGCTTGGAACAGGTATTACAGTTCCTTGAGAATCAACAGGCTCTATAAAGTTAGCTTCCTGTGCATCCTTATCTAATACAGTTGTCCAAGTACAATTATTTCTTGGGCCACTTGTGTCTGTTTTAACTATAAGTTCGTCACCAACCTCAACCTTCTGAGAGTTCTGACCCTCAAGTAAAAAGTAATCTGAACCTGATGCAGGGTCTCTAAAAAACAAGTTAGAGTATACTACATCATAATTTTCTTTATCAGGCTTGATACAAAACTTATATCTCGTTGCCCATTTAGGCGCTACTTGAGCAGTTGGTATTGTAACATCTATAACATTTTTTAATTCCGAAGCTGAACAAGGAACGTGTACCGTATTGTTAGGGCTTACTAAAGCCGTAGTCATACGATTAAACTCATCCATATACAATATACCAACCTCATAACCTCTGTTACTATGAAGACTTGATGGGTCACCCACCTCAGCATATTCAATATCTGCGGTTGATATAGAGTAATACTCATAAACCTCCTGTGTGATGTTTGCACCTGTTGGGTCGTCAACAAACTCAACTGCAGGCATCTGAAAAGATATAACATCAGAACCCGGTGTTGTAATAATTTCAATCGGTTGGTCAGGTCCTGAGATACCACTTCTATATTTTGTTAATCCGTTTAGTTCATTTGGTATAATACAGTTAAACAGGTCTGTGAATGTTTGACCATTACAAGAGTTCTGTACTGTTTCTATATTTGAAGCTATTCCTATTTTTTCTTGAAAATCTGTAGACGTTGCAAGAGCATATACGCTATTGAAGTCCTGAGGGAGAATGTATGTGAAATCAACAGTCTGTTCTTCCGTAGTTTCGGTAGGGAATGGTGGAGTTCCTGACCAAGTGTTGTGTGAAAACCTAAATAGTATATTAAGTATAGCACCCGCTACTAAGTTTTGGTCTACCAAGTCAACCTCTAAAACTGATTGAGGAATTGTTTGTGCGCTATCCCAAGAGTAGTTACCATTAGATGTTCCATCCTCTATAGATGATAAACCTATATCCTCAGAAGATAGCGTTGTAAAGTATTCAAACTTTGTAGAGTTACCAAAAGAATCCTCTAAGTCATATCCCTCTAAGTAGTTACCGTATACAAGCCTGTTGCCCATTAGTGTTTGCGCTTGCGCAAGCCTTGGGACATTATCAAACAATCTAAGTATCTCACCTGAAGATGCAACTGTAAATATCTTACTATTATTAAATGTGTAAGTGTAGTCTGTATTATTAGCAAGACCTAAATCACTCTTATCAAGCTTCTCTATAATTTTAATCGTTGAACTGTTCATATCCTTGAACAACAAGTCCACCGACTTTACAAGAGGCCCTCCTGAATTGTATGTAATCTTACATTGGTTTGTAACATTCTCCATACCGTCATTTAATGCGGTTGTAGAATTGTATCTAAATGGACCGGGCAAAAAACTTGGCGCTGAAAACTGTGATGTAGCAGAATACTCTCCATCCTCATATCTGTATCTATACGCAAAGCACACAAACCTATCTTCTAAGAAGTTATCTTGGCTTGATGTGGCCTCAGGTAGTATAGAAGGAGAAGTAACCGGAGGCTTCTTTATAACAAGAATAGACTCTTCCGAGAAACCATCTACCCCTGCCACAGGATTAGCATAGTTTTTTGTTACGTTTATTTGTCTTGGTTGATTAAGGTTGTCTGTAAAATATAATAGGTTCTCTATCTTGTTTACACCTGTAATTAGATAATCATCACTAAAGTTTAGCGTGGTATTTAAACCACCGCCATCGTCAACTGATATAAGATGATATGTTGTTGTATTTGTGTTGTCGTTATATGAAACAACTAAATCTAATTTTCCTGTATTAGAAGATGCAAAAGCAGGGTCGTGAACAAACCAATATATTGTTTCTAAAGAGCCATCATCAAATGCTCCAATGCATCGAGCAGCACCACTTAATGGTTGTCCGTTATAAGATAGACTTGTAAGGGCTACATTACCTTTTGTATTTTCAACTGTACCTATCTCAGAGCCTTCTGTAGAACCCATACGTATGTTAAGTGCATCAATGTACTCCCCGTTAGGAACGAGGCGCTCATCGACCATCTTATTCATTTTGCCCGCAATAAAATTTCTTGTCAGATTTGCCATATTATTTTAGCCACTTATCTTGTCCCCTTAGATTCATTAATAATCTACCCGGGTGAATATTACTTATCCTAATCTTTGCATTTCTTAGTAATGCAGTTTTTCTTTTCCTTGTTCTCGCAATCACGTATTCCTGAACATTTAGCTTTGAACTTAGAATAGCATATTCAATAGCAGCATAAACATAGTCTTCAAAAAGTTTATTTACAGATACCTTAGAGTCATCTCCATTCTCCATACCATCTGATACGTATTCTAAGATGACTAAGTTTTTACCTATACTTGAACTGAAATTTATAACACCTGCTTTTTTGTCAATAGTAAATGTTGGATTTGCATTTGCAGTTTCGGTGTTTAAACCAAACCTTGCACCTACCTCAAAATCAAAGTACCAAGCACCGTCTACATTATATCCGGGCATTCCGTTAAATTGAGAATTGTTTTGGTCTAAGTATATGCTTTGCTTTGTTCCTGTAATTCTATCGTAATCTATATTAGAGAACTGAGGTTTCAAGATGTTTCCATCTATATCAAATAATATTCTACCTGTATTATCTTGTAGATATGCGTTTGATGTTTGTGTTTGCACATTCTCGCTAAGAGGGTATAAGATACCATCCTTGTACATAGATATTCTTACCCAATTCACATAGTCTGATGGAAGAACAAACCTTAAGTTGTCTGTTACATTTAATTCTAAAACCTTTATCTCTTTAAATGCATCGTAGTTTAATTCCTGTACCGCACGCTTTGCGTGAAATAAAATCTTAAATCTTTCTTCATTGTTAACGAGGCTATGGTTTCCTGAGTACATCAACATAAAATTGTTGACGATATCATACAAGCTAACATATTGATATGAACCCCAATTAGCATCTTCAGGAGTTGCACCTGAGTTTTCGTAATACTGATATTCTGATATATATGCCATTATGATTGTTCTTGATTAGTTTGTGTTTCTTCACCCTGTGCAAACTGATACACCTGTGCCTCTCTAATAGACACACCTGCGTACTGTAATATCTTGAGAATCAAGTCATTCTCAGAATCCAACGCCAACTCAAAATCCTGAAAGTCAGGTTGAGATGGGTCATATACCGGCTCTCCATTTGTTAAAGAAACAAAAGTCCAATTAGGGTCTTTAGGGTATCTTATATACTGAGACTTAACTCTACCAATAGATGTTATAGAATCAGGGAAAACATCTAATGATATATTTTCTGTTGTATATGCCGGATATGTAGTGTTAGGAGAGGTAAGTAGTGAGTTGTTTAACATAGTTATTTTGCTATGTGTTACCTTCTCAACTTCATTTAGCCTTGTTCCTTTTTTATAGATAGCATATCGTAATCCAATTGCATTTATTACACTTGCACTTACAGTTATATCTGTACTACTGTTTATGGAAAGAACAGTTAAGTATTGAACCCCTGCATTCTCTACTGCAACTATATCTCCCACAGATACATCTACAGAAAAATCTGCAGCAGCATCAATAACTCTGTTTTGTCCACCTACCGTTGCGGTTGTAGTTCCTTCATCTAATACGGAATCAAAAATCAATACCTTGTTTAATAGATAGTAATCACTTCCTGTTGTGGTTGGTGATGGAGAAAAGTATGTATTATCTAATTGATTATACAAACCTGCCGTTACAGAAAAAATATCAAGTTCCTCCTCAATCCCCTTCGTTATATCTGCATATCCTGTACCTGAGGCACGGGCGTTCTCTTTATTAATCTGATAGTTGTACTGATAGAAATAACTTTCAAACAAATCTAACTGCGCTTGTTTTGCAAATAGGTTAAAGTCTGATGGAGATAAGTATCCGTAGTTGTTTTTATTCAGCACAGACAGAACTGTATTTCTTACTGTGTTTATCATCGTAAACTTTTTTACAAAGATAGTAAAAAAAAAGAGGGGTCTTAAATAGACCCCCCCTGTGTATACCTGTTGTTATCGTAGAAATTAATCTACAGATTTTTCAAGAAGCTTTAAGCTTTCAATACCTTCATCGCTTGATAAGAATGAAGCCACTAAATAATAAGGGTCTTCACCATAAGGTACTACAAGCATCCTTGTTTTGTTTGAACTTGTGTTATACCAAACTTCTTTTTTGTTTTTTCTAAAAGTAATAAGACTTGAATCAAAGAACCTGTGAACCTTAGACTGTAGCTTTAGCATTGGGTCATTAAGTATATTCAAGAAGTCCTTAGGCTCTCTCTTGGCAAAAACCAAGATATCACGCTTCAACTCTGCAGTTGAAATCTTTGATGTATCTGAACCAAATAAAACTCTTGAAACGTTCTCTACCATTTCTAATTCAAGATTACGTGCCTCAATCAAAGCATCTACCTCTAAGTTTAGATTCTCTACTGCTTCTGCAGCATCCCTTTCATTGTCAACCTCTACAAACCTTTTACCATTTAATGGGTGAAGGCTTAGAAATTCTTGCAGTACAGGATTAGTTCTTGGAACTGACAACATACCGTCAATAAAAATAATTGGGTCTAAGATAGCATTACCATCCTGCTCGTCTTCATACGGGCTTTTTTGGTTTCTTGCATATCGAAGTGCTCTGTTTGTGTTTGACACCTCATCAAAATACATTAATGGGAATCTACGTGAGTTACGTGTTGGCAGCGTGTAAGATAATGGTGCTGCATCTCTTGTTAATTTGTAGACACGGTCTACTGACTTTACTGTTTTTTTCATAATTAGATATTATTAGAATTAAAAAAAGGGAGAGTGTCTTTAAGGACACTCCCCCAATATTAAACCTCTTATTCTGAGAATAAGAAGAAGTTATTTGCTCCAAGAGTACATACCGCTCTTTCAGAAAGGAAGTGTACTTCCATTGCATCAAGGTCGCTATTCATTGCACCACCGGCTGAACCTGTAATCCAAGTCTTGTAACGTCTGTCTTCAGTTTCTGAAGCACGGTAACGAACGTGTAAGAATGGTCTCTTAGCGTTCTTACCAAGGATTTGGTCATAAACAGAAGTAGAACCTGCAGGAACTAACAATCCATTTACTTTACCTGAACCTGCTGCATTACTCATACCACCACGCATTGTTGGGTCGTTTAGGTATTTCCAATCAGACTTGTAGAAATCATAACCTCTACGGAATCCTGTGAAACCTAAGTTCAAGGCCATATCCTTATCGTTATCGAATAAACCGAAAGATGCGAAGTTAGCAGCACCCGTGTTAGAGTAACCGTTTAACCCTGCTAAGAAGTCATCAATACCGAAAGAGAAATCTCTATCAACAAATAATACATTCTCTTCGATAGCACCTTGCTTATCTAAACGAGAAACAATAGTATCAAACTCAGTTAATGAGTCAGGATATCCACCGCCCCAAACGTTTCCTCTTTGTTCTACAACATAGAATACACCTTCAGAACCTTTGTCTCCTACTTGGTCATTCACCGCTTGAGTTGCAGCACCTGAACCTGCTTCTGCAGGAACTGCTTCAATCATTGCAGTCTCCAAGTGGTCGTCAAAACGAAGTCTTGTTTCGTGCTCTGATTTCAAATACCATAGGTATCCTGATGCTCCATTCTCTGTAGTTACTTCAACCCATCCGATTTGAGCCATATCAGAACCTGATACTGCATACTTATCTTTGATGATGATTGGAGAGTTCTCGAAGATTTCGTCATCCGCTTCTAAGCTTCCTTCCATTCCTACTGTTCCTTTTTTGAATTCAGAACCATAGATGAAAATACTTACTACTGCTGAAGTTGCAAATGCTTGACCTGCTGCTTCGTAATAAGCTACCTCAATTGTACCTGCTGCCGTGCTTACGTCAATCACGATACCTTTGTTAGAACCTGTACCTGCATTGTCAGAAACCATTACGGTTTGACCTTTACGTACTGCGATTCCACCTGTACCCGGATTCAACACATCACTTACTGTGATAGTTGCTTGTAAATCACCTGCTGCACCTGCTGATGCACAGTTTACATATTTGGTGTGTAGTCTTCCTTGCTCAGCCCATTTGATAAGGTCAGAGTTAGAAGGCATTTCCGCACCTACCATTCTTAAGAAAGAAGAGATAGTACGGTTACCATATCTTTCAAACTCTTTCTCGTAAGTATCAGGTAGATACTGATTCAAGAAATCAAAGTTTGTGATATAGTTACTTGATAAAGGGACTTGCTCAGCGCTTGGCTGTAATGCGAATCCCGGTGTTGGGTTTACTTGTCCTGCCATTTTGTTTTTTTTTAAAAATTATTTTTTACTTTTTATCCTTAAGCCTTTTCCCGAACTCGGGTTTACGGCTCTAATTTGCATTCCTCCTTTTGATGTTACCTCAGGTGCATTACGTGTTGTCATATTGACATTCTTTGTTTTACGTATTACATCCTCCGTTGCAATCGACTTGCCTTGCTCATAAAAGAACTTAGCAAACTTTTCAGGATTCATTGCGATGGCTAATGACCTATGGTATCCAACTGCATCTTTAAGTAGCCCGTCATCATCTAAAAACTTTTGTATAAAGTTAGATGGATTAATCTGAGCACTCTTCAATTCATTTGAATCACCCGGAGAATAGAGAACCTTCTTGTCATCATCAATAGAAAACTCAAAACCTTTGAATTCCCCTCCGAATACCTCGTCAGTTTTCTGCGTAAACCAATCTGTTTTACGCTTGGCTTCCTCCTCATAAGTGGTTGCCTGTTTAACATATTGCTTATAGTCCTCTAATGCTTGCTTGTCTTCTGCAGAAATAGAACTCCCACTTGACTCAAGAGGAACTCTGTATTTTTCTTTTTCAGACTCAAAGTATTCTTTGGCCTTAGCGATATCTTTTTTCTTTTTTAACCTAATTTTTTTAACTGAAGTCTCATCATCAAGTTCTTCGTCATAAGAGTAATCCTCCATCATAGAGTCGATGTCCTCTTCGTCAAGACCTTTTTCAGTCGCCATTAGATAATCCTTAAGAAGTTTTTCAGGGCTTAGTGTATCAAGGTCTCTATTTAATTTAGAGAAATCCTCAAAGCCTCGTCCCGTTTCCTTCTTGTATTTTAAATAAGTAGCCACATCTTCAGGTAGTTCCTGACTCTCTTCTCGAGCCTGAAACAAATCCTGTACCGATGAGATTTCCTTATCGTATTTATTCTTAATAAATGAAAGAACGTCATCCTCACTTAACTCTGAGGTCTGAGTTATATTTTCTTCTACCTTCGTTTCCTCAACAGGTGTATCTTCTACACTCGTTGCTTCAACTCCCCCGTTTACTTCTTGTTCGTGCTTCTCAAGCAATTCACTTTCAACTTCTTGAACAGATTTTTGCTCGATGCCATCAACGGCTCTTACTTTAAATTCCATATGATTTTATTTAAGTTACAAATTTAATATAAAAAATTTAGACATTTTATCGTGGTGAAAACTCAGCTAAATCAAAACCATCTAAACTATCTTCGTTAGATTCAAAGTTCATCGGAGGCAGATTGTTCTTTCTCTGATTAATTAACTTAGACTGTTCTGTGTTCTGCTGACTTATCCTTTTAGATTTTGCCTCTTCTCTTTCTCCTTCTCTTTTCTGAAGGGATTCAACCTCCATACCTCTTAACTGCATATTCATTTGGAACTCCTTATCCATTAACATAGATTTTAGTTCCGCCTCTTGCTGAAGCTTTGCAATTTGGTTTTGTATTTCAGATTGGTTTATCTGCATTTTAGCTTGAGTTTCCATTTCAATCTTTTTCATTGCCAACTGTGCGGCAATTTCTTGAGACTTCAACTGCTGCTGAGATTGCATAGCCTGCTTCTGCATTTGCATCTGCTCTTCTCTATCTTGCTTAGCCTTACGTTTTACTTTTAGTAATTGGTTAGCAAGCTTTATATTCTTTATCTCTCTAATATCAATAGCATCTTCAAGATTAATATCTGTCTTAGATAAAGCCACCTGAATATTCTGTTCAAGCTGAGCCTTTTCCTCTTCATCAGGTGCTACTTCAATGAATATACCAAAGTCATAGATATATAAATCTGATATATCTCTAAGGATACTTACATTGTACTTACCAATTTTATTAGTAAAGTCATCTGCAAAATCAGAGTATTCTAAAATATCAGCTACCCTATAGGTCAATGCCTCAGAAAGTGTTCTATACATATACAAACTACCGTCAAGAATGTGACGTGTTGCAGTATTAGAATTCAAGGCTGCTAACTTCTGTAACCCAACCAAAGAGTTAGGGTCAGGCATACTACCATCTCTCGCCTCATTTAAGCCCGTTACAGAGCGTATCATATTAAGATAATGGTTATAGTTGCCTATTAGCATTTGTGTCTTAGAAGCGCCTGAATTTGACGTTAGCTGCTGAATAGGTACTCTTGCATTATTAAACTCTCCGTCTTGGGTATAAGACCTACCAACAACAGAACCTGTTTGAAAGTATAATCTTAATGCATCCTCAGGGCTATAGGCATTACCTGTCCCCATATCAACCTCATTCAATCCATCAGCATCTATAAAGACACCATCCGGTACAACTCTTGAAATAACCTGCTGAAGTTTCAAGTGAGTTATCTGAATTAAATCAGCAAAAGGAATCATCCTTCTAACTAAGGATTCAATAACACCCTTATACATTCTTGGTGCAACCGCTACATAATTAGGAAGTGCGTGTTGTGATGCAGACTTTGGTCTAACCATATTCTCTGCCAACTCCCACTTTAATAAGTAGTTAGTTCCCATAACCATAACGCCATCATACCAAACATCAATGGTCTTTTCCATTTTTACAAAATTGTTTTCCTCCATCATTTCTTGTGGTGGATTAAACGTGTCATCTTTTTCAATGACTTTTGTAGCGCCTGTCTCTTGATTTATTTTTTTCTTATAGACCATCTTCTTAGTAGTCTTATAATTAAAATACATCAGGGTTACAGTATCTCTATAGAATATATCGTTGTCGTAGTATTGAGCGGTATTATAATAGTCATACCAACTCTGCCCACTCTTAGCAATTTCTTCTAACTGCTCTTTAGTTATAGTAGGGTCTATCTTTGTTAGTTCAGTAATAGGTACAGTTTTAATCTCACCCCAATAGAAACAATCTTTAAAGTGAGGGTCTTCTGTGTAGCTATATACAATATTTGCAGGGTCAACATATGAAACCTTTACACCTGAACCGGGTAGGAACTCGTGTTTAGAAACGCCTATACCTAAAACAGTTAAATCGTAATCAAGTCTTTTTCTTAAGTCTATGTATTTGTTCTCCTCGAGAATAGTATTAATAGCTTCTTCTTCTGCTATTTCAATAGCAGGCTTATAGTTTAGTTGCATATACAATGACAACTCCTCATCCGTTTTTGGTAACTCATCAGGCTCCATCGTAAATGGATTTGCACCTGTCTTCTTCTGTATAGTTTCCAACATAGGTTTAGCAAGCATCTGACCTTCAATCATATCTTGATACTTACTTCTCTTAGATTGAGACATAGCATCTTGTGCATAAGCCTTAACCTTAAACAGTCTATCTGACATTCCGTTAACGACAATGTCTACGAACTTAGGAAGTATAGGAACAGGTGTCCAATCTAAATTAAGATAAGACAAGTCTCCATTAATTGCTAATTCGTTTTTATATTTACCAACAGGTTGTTCCCCACGTGCGTATAGTCTAAGCCTATGGAAGTTTCTCCATTGGTCATAGAATCTACATTGTGTCCCGTCCTTTTTGAACCATTCATATTGAATGGCTTGCCCGATTTGTAAACCGAAAGCATCCGATGCTTTTTCAGCATCAGAAACAAATTGACTTGGAAACCCTGTCGATGTTATGTTTACCTTAACATCTTTCATCTAATAATTTCGCTTGTTGTTCCCTTGTTATTATACCTTGCAAAGTTAATGTTTATTTTTGACTGTTTTTTTTGTGGCTGATATATATGTTTTTGACAAGCCATTACCGCCAAACCGGACGATATACTTGCATCGTACTTGGTTCTATTGTTAATATCAAACTTTGCCCAATCCTCAAGGGTTCTTGTAAATACCATATCACCATACTCATCTGATGCTCTATATGTACCCTCCATATCTATACCAACATACTTCTCAATGTAAGATTCTATAGCTGAAGCGTGTGCTTGCTTTACGTCTTCACTTGAGTTTGGTATACCCCCGAGTTCTTTTTCAGTCTTTGATAATTTATTTCTATGCTTGTCAGGCCTATTCATACAATAGTGCCTGTAACCTCTGTTTTTAAAATGATATAGTAATCGAGGCTTATTGTTCTCTACCAATATAGGCATACCATAAAACACACAAGCCATTAATACATCTTCATAAAAAATTTCTGCAGTCTGTGGCCTTGCTATATATTCTAAAAAGAATTCATTACTTGGTGCATCATCCATATTAAACTTAGTTAATCCGTGAAGAGCACCATTTGAACCCCCTCCTCCAACTACTCCTGATATGTCATAGCTATCACAACCAAATGCACCTATGTGTTCATTAGGTGGAATCTTAACGCCATTCTTATTAACGGGAGCAGTTCTTAATCGGTTGCTTGGCATCCAACTTACAAAGAACCTACCACTTTTATTTGGAGAAAAAACTACAGAACTATCCTTTATTCCATCCTTCCAATGGAATGAACCCTGAGTAATGTGATGTTCCTTAATTAGTGAATCATTGTAATCAATCTGCTGATATATTTTTGTCAGATTAAAAATAGATTGTTTACTCTCGTCACGGAATGCGTGAGACTCTGTTCTTGGAAACTGACGATAAAACTCATTCAGGGCATCAGCATCATTCTTTAAAGAGTCAACCTCTGCTTCCCAATAATCTACTGCACCTTGATGTATTAACTCATCATCAATACCTCTAATTGGTTTATTGGTGCTTTTATGCATCACCGGCATTCCATATCTATCTATAAATCCTTCCATATTCCATTCCATTGGGATGAAAAGTGAATACATACCGCTTTTGGTTTGACCATTTGCATTTCGTATTCCCACATTGGAATCTTCATATAGCTTCTTAAAGTTACCACCACCCTTCTCAAGAGCATTGGAGGTAGAACCCATCATACATTTACCAATTATTTTACTACCTAACCTTAGACAGGTTTTTGTAACCCTCCAATTGTTAAGAATATTATTTGGCTTAACCCACTTCCCACTCTCATCGTGTACTAACAGTAATAGCTTTTCACCATCATAAGAGTTGTCATCTGTGTTCTTCCAATCTATTGTTGTGTCCAACCCAACCATCTCATCGCTGCTTGTGTCGTACATATTCTTCTTAGTTATTTTTGCAGCAGGTATTCTAAAAGCCAATTCCGTTTTAGGCTTGTCCATACCGTCCATAATAGGTTTGAAAAAGAAAGGCAGTCTGCTATTTATAGGTACTACCTTATCTGTAAACATCTTCTTAGCATCCGAACCTGTCTTAGATAGTATACCTACCCTCGAATCTTTAGCGAGTGTTGCAGTATTTACTGACTCAGATGAAGACATAAAAGAAAAACCCGAACGTCTAATCTTTAGGTATATCATACCGAAGCTACGCTTATCAGCCTTACAAGCTTCCCAAAAAATATATAGTAATCTATTAGCTTCTCTATAGTCGGGGTATCCAACATCAATAGATGTCCATTGCAGGTACATATAGTGACTACCTGTGATATATGTTGGCTTACCATTATTCATAAACCAACGACCATCTTCTCTATAATCGAATTCAGACTCTACGTAATCTACCCATCTACTTTTAAATTCCTTTGGCATTTCATTCCATTGGAATATAGATTGAATCTTACTAAGTTCTTTTGGCAACTCTTCTCTCTCCCAATACTGCTCTTCTTTTTTCTTGTGTCTTTGAAGACACTTTTTTGGAGCAAGAGGTAACCCTATTCTTAGGCTTTGTATTTCAATAACCTCACCTAAAGTTCCGTCTTTAGATATTACAATAAGGTCATAGGTATCGTCATAACCATACTTCCAACTCTTTGCTTTATTCTTGTTGGTAAGTACGGATTTAGGTACGTAATCTTGTACAACTCTATATAACTTATTTAGACCTTCTCTCTGCAAACCCTTGTTTTGTATCTACTTTATTTGAACCATTTTCCATAGACTCTATCGCTTCCTTCTCTGCTTCTATTCTATTTAGAATTTCAAAGGCATCGAATATAGCCAACTTTTTTGTAGCTGCTGCATTCTTTAATCTATCAGCAGACAGGTCATCCTCAGGGTCGTGTTTAATAATCTGTTCCTTCGCCACCTTTATCAGTTGCTCTACCGCCCTGTGACCCGCTTCTATTATTTTTAGTTTTACTTCTTTTGAATTCACGCTTCAACCTTTTTTGTTTTCGTAAAGGAATTGGACTGCCATCGTGTTCGTTCCAACTATCCTCAAAAAAAACGTATTCATTATTTTTCATTTAATTCAGACTTAAAAAACATAACTTGAACCAACCTTGCATCATCACCTTCACCGAAGTTATGTAAAGTATTTCTTGAATGCTTTACACTTGATGGAAATATGTAAAGAGAATTGTACTTTGCTTTACATATCATTATTTCATTATCGTCATCATCATATAACGTAGTTCCGTATCCACTTGGATACACCTTATTCAAATATAGTATTGCGGTGAAGTCACCGTGCATATCATCTCTATGAATAAAGTTTGGTTCTTCTTGCCCTAATGGAGACATTCTTGCAAAACTCAACACAAGCTTTGCATTTATCATCGACTCTATTGCTTCAACAACATTATCCCTTTCTAATTCCTGAACGTTTTTAAATACTCCACTTTCTGTTTCAAAGTCTATAAATCCTTTTTTGATTATAGATTGTACATACTTATCGGGGTTCTCAAATACATCAGTTAGAAATACAGTTGTCATATCTTTAATGTTATACTATGGTCAAACATACGATATAGCTTTTCTCCGTCAACCTGAAACTCATATTCACTATCAGGTTTAAAACAAACTTTATCTCCCTTATTAACTCCTTTACTAATTAAGTATTCATTTGGATACTTAACTAAACCAACTAATGGTTCTTCTTTTGTGTTCTTGTAAATATAAGAATCTTCTGTTGATATTGGTTCGATAAAGCAATACCTATCATACGCATTCCATTGTGTTCCATTATGGTACATAAAGAATTGGTCAGGCTCTATAAAGAATAAGTCGTCTTTGAAGAAACTCTTTCCGCTTCTTCTTCTACCCTTTACATCATTATAAAACTTAAATACATTGTGGTGTACAAGAAGTGTATCACCCACTTTTACAGGACCTGTGTATCCTAATGGAAGTTCTTTTACGATAGCTTCTCTATTTGAAAATCTAAAATCTTCCTCAGAGGTGCTTGTAATAACGTCTACCCCACCAATTTCTTTGGTGTTGTCGTAACGTCTACCCTTGTTAGGGCTTACTATAAAGTAAAATGGAGACCGCATATTTTATTTTATGAGCCACAACCTATACAATCAATAGCTGAATCTGTTGGTTTGACTCCGTTTAATTTCATTTGTGAATTTGGCCTGCAATTTCCATCTGCTCGCCAAAGTCATCTGTGTTTGATTTCTCTAATCTAAGTTCATCTAAATGAATCATTAGATTATCTTTCTCTTCTCGAGTCATAACTCTAAAAGTTTATATTATACTCAATAGATATAGGCATTGTACTTGTGAATTCCTTCCAAAGTATAATCTCTTCCTTATCACTTTCAATCCAAATCTTTATAGAGTCTGACTCTATATCATATCTGATAAGATGGATTCTATGAGTTCCATTTAAAATTTCTTGGTTAACTATGTAGTGCATTGCCCCCGACTTATAATCAGGACCTATGCTAATTTTTCGTATGTCCATTTTATTTTATTTTAAGTAAGCTTCCAAATAGTAATAGAAGCTGAAGGTACTGTTGTCCAAACACCTCCTGAAATTACGTGAGGATATAACGCTCCTTGGTTCACTCCGTTCGCATCCCTTAATATTTCAAAAGAAAGAACATCTCCTACTCCAATTTTAGGTAATGGTTCTGATATAGTTATTGGAATCATTATACCAACGCTATTCAAATCAACACCTCTTGTTATTCCGTGTTGTGTTCCGTTTATCAAAACTCGATACATAAGCTGAGCAATACCTCCTGAGTTCCCTTGTCTTTCTACATTACCAAATGCCTCAAAGAAATAGTTACCATCACTCAAAAACGTAACATTTCCATTTACATCCAAATCAATATCAGATGTTGATTGAGCAGCACCAAATTCTACTTGATATGGTGCGTTTTGCCCTATTGGTCTTTGGTCTTTAAAAGATGAAGCAAGTAATACTTGGTCGTAAGCAGGTGCATTAATAACTACATTGTCAACCCACTTTACCTGTGTACCTGTAGATATAAGTACTTGGTCTGCAGTACCGGCATTTCCTCCCGCATCCTTTAAAGACCCATTTACAAATAGGTCGTCTTGGAATTCAGCAGGTAGTTCGAATATAGATTTACCTTTTACAGTAAGGTCTATAAGCTGAGTATTCCCTACAGATTGAATTAAATCTCCTTGAAGATTTATGTTGCCTGTTAAATTAATGTTCTGCGCTGCAGTATTCCCTGTATCAAGAACTGATTGTAAGTCAGCCGGGAATGGTGGAGGTGTAACCCACTTTACAAGACTTCCATCTGTTTGAAGGAATTGTCCTGCAGTTCCATAGCTTGCCGTAGAATCTTTTACCCCACCTTGTAGTTCTACATCACCAACATCAAACAATACATTGTTGGTGAACTCTACAGTACCCGGGAATGTGGCGCTTACGCCAACATTCAGGGTCTCTGTATCTACTTGTCCTTTTAAGATTATATCTTGAGTAGCAGTATTTCCTGAATCTAAAACCTCCTGTAGGTTGGGTGTTTCAACAAGACCAATGATATCACTCAGTAAATAATTTTTAGTTACTGAAGAATCATCGACATCGCTTCCTATTACCTTGTCTTTTAAGGTAGGTTTTGCATCAATTAAATACGTACTAATCTTTCCCATCTTATTCTTTTTTCTCAGAGGCTTCTGTTATATCACCTGTTTGCACATTGATTACAGAATCCTTTCCATATTTTTCTATTAATACTGCCTCCTCTGAAGCATATTGAATCTTTAATTCTTCTACATTCTTTAGAAGATTGTTCTGTGTGATAACAGTATCACCGAGTTGAACCTTTAAAGCATTAAAATCGTTTACCAATTTTTGAACTTTCTCCAATTCTGTTTTAGTTAATTTTGCCATTTGATTATTTTTAAATGTTTATGGTTACAAAGATAGCTATTTTTCTTTTATTAAAACTTCGTCTTAAGCTGCAATGCAAAGCCACCCTCTTTAGTAGTAACAAAGCAAACACCTGCACGAGAATCAACTTCCATACCTGTAATAGCCCCTATGCTTCTTCCGTCATACTGAACATCAAAAGAACCACCTGATTCTCCGGCAGGACCTTGCGGCCCGATAGGACCTTGTGCTCCGGTTGAACCTTTCGCTCCGGTTGAACCTTTCGCTCCGGCAGGACCTGTTGCCCCTGTTGCCCCGGCAGGGCCACGGTCTCCCGTATCACCTTTAGCACCGGGCGAACCATTTGTTCCATTAGTTCCCGCAGGACCTCTATCACCGGTAGCGCCTTTTGCCCCGGCAGGACCTTGTGGGCCGGCAGGACCGGCAGGACCGATAGGTCCTCTATCACCTGTATCTCCTTTAGCACCATCTTTTCCTGCAGCACCGGCTGCTCCTGTTGCACCTCTTGCTCCGGCTGCTCCTGTTGCTCCCTTAGCACCGGGCGCACCGTCAAGTCCCGGGTCACCTTTGTCACCCTTTGCTCCGGCTGCCCCGGCTGCACCGGTTAATCCTCTTATCCCTTGTGGACCTTGTGGGCCATCTTTTCCTGCAGCACCGGCTGCGCCTGTGTCTCCCTTAGGTCCTTGAGCGCCTCTTGCACCTGTAGCACCATCAGCACCGGGAAGCCCCTGAAGACCTCTTGCTCCGGTATCACCCTTAGCACCTGTGTCCCCTTTAGGACCTTGCGGTCCAACTCCACCGGTAGCACCTTTAGCCCCCGCAGGTCCGGTTAATCCTATTGGTCCTTGTGCACCCGTAGCACCTCTTGCACCCGTAGCACCATCAGCACCCGGTTTACCAATATCCCCTTGAGGACCTTGTGCACCCGTTGCTCCTTTAGCACCTGTTGCTCCATCTGCTCCGGGGAGTCCTTGAAGGCCTCGGTCACCCTTAGCGCCATCTGCACCGGGAGCGCCTGTATCGCCTTTTGGCCCTTGAG